GATGGTGGGCAATACCACTCGGTGTGGTGACTGGTGCTACCATTGGATGTGATATCGATGGAGGTTGATATATAATTCGCCTTTAGAAACAAGAAAACCCCGAATAAAAATTCGGGGTATTTTTTTGTCTGTAGGGTCGCTTAAGTATTTTTACCTATTCTTCTGTTGGAAGGTTAAAGACAAATATCCATGTGACCGCTAATACCATTATAAGGAATAATCTGATATTTTCACCATTCACTACAATCATTAGTATGAAGCACCTGACTGTGTAGTTGATGAATCTGTAGTACCTGATACAACTCCACTTGCGTTAGTACCAGTATTTGATGTATCTACTGTTCTTACCTGTGCACCAGATTCGGTAACTTCTACAGTAACGGTTCTATTGACCAATTCCTGTGAAGACGCAAAACCGATAGATGGTACCATACCATAACGTGTAGTATATGATTCTGAGGATGTACTGAAGATTTCTTCTACTGCACCCCATGTCATCTTAACGTCATCATCTCCAACTTCTTCATTTGGAGAATATTTGACTAATTGTCTAAATTCTGAAATAAAGTCAGAAACGTAAGTTTTCTTTAATATCCAAATATTTGATTTATATGTATTTTGGTTATTTTCGTATTCCCAGTTAGAAACAGGATATGTGACATTTGGGACTATAGTGCCATCTGACCTATAATAACGAAATTCCCCATTTACCTCCATTCCTTTCTTTAATATAATTTCACCTTTATCGGTTTTTACCTCATTTGTCTCATAATGGTGAACATCGTCTGCACTACCATATTTCTTCAGAACGTAGTTATGTAGTTCATGTTCAGACATTGGCCATTCTTTGTACATATTGGTTATATTGTTGCACAGCATAAGAATCCAATCATATGATGAATCATTATATACGTCCTGTGCTACCTGATAGGGTTTTACGTCATTACCAATAGTGTATTGGTTAAAACCCAATATACTACCTTGTATGTCATCTATCAGTTTTATTCGTCTGAAGATGTTTTTTGCAACAACCCAAGGTTCTACGTTATTGTTTCTTGTACTTTTTGTCCTAACTCTTACGTTAGGTAGAGATCTAAAATATGCCATTACTTATCAGCCTCCGTACCTTCTTTACCTGCTTCTTTTGTAACGTTGTTAAATATATCCATAGATTTACCATCTTGATCATATGCCTCCTCACCAACTCCATCCCAGTCTGATTTGTAACCAGTACCACCCTCAATCATGTTACGAGTGATAAGTGCAGTCTCATCAAAGGATAATGTTAGTTTATATGCAGCAGGACCAAGATCCTGATATCTCTTCATAGCAGTCATATCTCTTAAACTTGTATGGGATCCCATGGGAGTTAGATTGACATCCATATTTACAAGAACCATTTTTACAGGGAATTGTAGGATTCGTGATAATGTTGCAGGTCTACCCAATCCTCGTCCTTCGTTATCACCAGAATTTACTTGACCTTGTGCTGGTTCGAATCTTACAAGAGCAGCTTTAAAGAATCTAGGAATAGTTAACCATTGGTTTTTGGTTCCATCCATACCAGGTAACATGGAATCTCTTAATGTATTAATAATCTGGTATATTTCTGTTACTTCTTTACTGTTTCTTGGTACTAGATCAAAGTCAAAGTTATGACTACGATAATTTGTTCCCTCGAATACTGTTTCTTCGTATGGGTTAAAAACTCTTTGCTTGGTTAATCCAACTATTTGATCTCTTGATAGATTACCATCAACATTCAGTCCACTAGAAGCATCATTAAATAAACCACTTATAGCACCAAATACTGCTTGAGAAGCACCAGTTCCTGCACCTGCGTTTAGTTGCGTAGCAACGTTACTCGTACCATCTTTCGCATTTGCTCCAGCAACTGCTTGTTCTAAAGCACCGCCAAATGGTCCTAATGTTGCTCTATTATACTTGACTGAATAGTTCTCATTTAACTGATGAGGCATATGTAGATAAATAGAGCTGTATATACCTTGTTCATCACTTGCACTACCCTTAAATTTACCATAGTCACCTGCTTCTTTACCACCAACCCATGTATATGGGCTTTGTATAGAAGGATCGTAAATGGTTAACTTAAGATAATCTAGAGCTTTAGACTGCCATTGCCTACCACCCCTTATCTCCTTATCTGATGATAATGGACCATCTGGTGCAATAGAAGGGTATATATATCTCGTGGCAGAACCTTTAGAGCTAGTTGTATTAGTTGCTACTGGAGTTGACATGTCTTATTCTGGAAAGTTTAGACCTCAAAACTACAAAAAATATAAAGGGGATCCCACCAACATTATTTATAGGTCTTTGTGGGAAAAGAAATTTATGCACTGGTGTGACAAAAATGAAAACGTTATGGAGTGGGGAAGTGAAGAAATTATTATACCTTATCGCAGTCCCGTGGATAATCGGATCCATCGTTATTTTCCCGATTTTTATGTTAAGGCAAGAACCCGAACGGGAAAGCTCGCAAAGAGCATTATCGAAATTAAACCTTATGCACAAACTCAGCAACCGAAACGTCCAGTTAAGAAGGTTAAGGTAACTAGATCCTATTTATCAGAAGTAAAGACTTTTGCAGTAAATAATGCCAAATGGAGGGCAGCAGATAGTTATTGCAAGGATCGTCAAATGAAATTTATGATATTAACAGAAAAAGAACTCAGGGTATGAGCATATTTAATGACATAAAGGATTTAGCTGGCGGTGCACCAAAGAGTAAGAAATGGTATCGTTCACAGTTGGTTTATGGTCTACAACCGTACGATGGTGGGTTTATGACTGGTGATATATTATTTTTTGAGTATAGTCCACAAACACCATCTCCACCTTTACCATGGTATGACAAGTATCCTATGGTGCAGGTATTGGATAGAAATCTCGGTAAAGGACAATTTTCTGGTGGTAACTTACATTATTTGAGACCAGAATTCAGACGAGCAGTGGGGAGACAGTGGGCTACTGGGTCTAATCAGTATCCTATGCAGTGCCATCATAAATACTTTATGTCTAGTATATCACAAGCTATGGATGTACCTAGGGATAACTTTAAGAATTGGACACCTCTTCCACTAGAAGAGTTCTGGATTAAGAGAGGTGGTATGTGGATGGATCTTCCCAGTAGCCATATATGGAGTAGGGTTTAATGGTATTACAAATACAAGGAAAAGATAAAACAGCAACAGTGGATACTTTGGACTATAGTCCAAATTATTTCGAAACATTTAAGGAAGCAATTGCAATGGGTCATTTGGAACCCGCACGCAATAACTTATACGAGATTGTTTTTAATTCACCTCTTTGCATGATCTCAACATCTTTGCGTGGTAATACTCGTACAGGATGGCTACCTTCAGATGCTAATCAAAGGAATATAAAAAAGAATTTAAGTTTATTTGCAAATAATGTTACTATCCCTTCTCGAAATGTAACAACTACTGAAGCACATGTTCATGGAATGAACCGTAGTTATGCTAGTGGACAGTCTCCAACAGATTTGGATGTAACTTTTATAACAACTAAAGATCAGCAACATAGGGCATATTTTGAGCAATGGATGCACAACTGTGCTTCTGATGCAGATAATACTGTAGGAATATATGAACAGTATGTGACTCAGGTAGATATTATTAAGTGGGAAGGTGGATCTAATGTATGGTTGACTAAAATAGCAGAAGAAGGTAGTAATGTAAATGATTTTAAGATAAGAATGAATGCAGCATCAGCAGTTTATAGGATGTATGGTGTATTTCCAAAGAATCTAGGAACACAGTCTTTAAATAATGACCAGAGAACTCTTATGGAACTGAATATACAATTCCAAATGGAGAGATATAGGTTTGATACAGCTAATGATGGTAGGTTTAATGTTAATTCACCTCAGATCGTTAGAGATTCTTCTAATTTGGTAGGTACTGAACCCGAAGGAACTTTCCGTAAATTGGGTGTCTAAATATTAATATCGTAATATATTAATTATGCCTTTACCAAAACTTGCAGTGCCTGATTATGACTGCGTACTACCTGTTAGTGGTACAAAAGTCAGTTATAGACCATTTCTTGTGAAAGAGGAGAAATTGCTTTAC